CGCCGAGGTGCCTTTATACCTCTTTGGTGACGATAGTATTGGTGGGTTACCTGATGTTCCACAAGATATGACTGATGTAGAAATTGAAGAAGCGTATCGAGCGTCTTACCGTTTATTCGGTTTTGAGCTTGATCCTTTCAAGATCTCTGATAGTCCTGTTGGACATGAATTTTTAGGTTTCACAATTGTTGAGTGGCAAGGGTATTACATCCCTCGCTATCCAGTCGGTCGTATCGCAGCTTCTTTCTGCTATTGTATCGAAAACCTTAAGATGCCTGCTTTGGTGTCTAAGGCCTGGACTCTCACAGTTATGTCGGCCGGTTCTGGCCCAGAAACTTATTCTCTTTTTGCTGATGCACTTTATTGGATGCTTGATTCGCAATTTGACAACCGCGATCCCGTAGTTGCCTCATATGTTGAAATTGGTGTTCCTTCTTTCGAAGCCTGTATGTCTTTTTATACAGGATTAGAAAGTTCTTGTTCTTTTGATCTGTTCGACTACTCTGTTTTGGAGGATGGTGGAATAAAATTAGTTTAGTCCGATGACAGAAGTGATTTTAAAGCCCGCAGGTAAAAATGCGGCAAAGAATAAGCGCAAGCGCGAAAAGAAAAAGGCGAAAGCCACAAAGCCTGGTGGAGGCAAAACCACAAATCAAAAGACAGCGAACCGCAAGCAAAAGCGGATTAACTTGTCTAAGGGACAGTCGGTTAATGTTCGAGGTAGAGGTGCGTACCACTTAGGTGGTAGCCTCGCTTGGAATAACCCTTTGTTCTCAGGTAGTATAGGCGGGTATGTCAACGATTCTGTTGCTACCGGCTCTGGTGCTTATAAGGTCAAAAGGAATTCGTTAATGAATGCCCTAGATCTTACTGGCACTGTTCCCCGTGTTAAGAATATGTCCAATGGTGAAGCCTTTGTGATTAGTCACAAGGAGTACATCAAGGATGTGTTTTCTGGCACATTCGAGATTCCTGGAATTGAGTCATCTCAGTTCACCCTGGAGTCTTTTACTCTTAATCCTGCTAATGCCGAACTATTTCCTTGGTTAGCCCAGATTGCTGGCAACTTCCAAGAGTATTGTGTTACTGGTATGCTCGTTGAGTTTAAGACGACTGCTTCGGATCTCTCTACTACTTTGAGTCTTGGTACTGTGATTTTATCTGCTGATTACAATGCCTTAGCTGCTCCCCCTTCAAACAAACAGACAATGGAAAATATGGAGAATGCTGGGTCCTGTAAGCCCAGCTGTTCCCTTATTATGCCAATTGAGTGTGCTCCTTCCTTAACTAGTATCTCGACCCACCTTTTTGTGGGTCCTCTTGATGCAGGTGAAGGTGATGCCCGTCTCTATGATATGTGCAACATATTTTTAGCTACATATGGTATCCCTAAGGAGGAAACACCCATCGGTGAG